ACTTTCCATCGCATGAAGTAAGAATCGATGTTCTCTTCATCCATTATAATCCTTCTTAGCCGGTTCAACCGTTGGACTAGAGCGACCGAATACCCTGTTCCCAGAATTAGAAGAATAATGTTGAATAACCCAGATGTAGACAAACAAGTCGAAAAGAAACTGATTGATTACCTAGTTGGATTAGAAAAGACGGCTGGTGAAGCGAAAGAGTTTATCGTCGAGCAAGCACCGTTGTATGTGCAGGAGTTTCTGGCGTGGTATTTCTGGTCGTCAATCTTACTAGCCGCGACTGGTTTATTGTTGTTTTTTGTGGGGTTTGTTTATTGGAAATGGTTCATCCCGTTTGCAGCTAAAGAGCGTGATGACTATTGGGACGACGAGAGAAAGGTTCTGTCTTGGGTAGGATTGTTGATTATCTGTGGATTTGGGATCGGGACGTTTTTGATCGGGGTTATCGACGCAACGAAAGTCAGTGTTGCTCCTCGCGTCGTCATTGTCGAAGAACTGAAGGATGTTTTAAGATGAGGCAATAAATATTTTCTTTGTAAAATTAACAGGAGTAAAACCAAGTGCCAAAGATTAACAAGCAGACCCCAATAAAGAAAAAAGTTGCAAGAAAGAGAAAAACTGGAGGAAGCGTAATTGACAGAATCGAATCTGCTTTAGGGGCAGACGATGATTTTGTTAAAATGAATTTATATGGGAGAAGCGGAAGTGGAAAGACGACTCTTTGGGCTACTTTCCCTAAACCAATTCTTGCTCTGGTTTGTAGTGGGGGAAATAAACCGGGGGAATTGAAATCGATTTCCAAGAAAGACAAAAAACAGATTGATAAAGTTGTTATAGAAAAACCAGAAGACTTTTCGGAGATTCTTGATTATCAAAAAGAAACCGGGAAATATGCTACAGTGGTTTTAGATCATGTTAGCGGGTTAAGCGATTTGCATTTAATGACAATCCTCGGATTGGAAGAAGCTCCTGTTCAACTATCTTGGGGGTTAGCTACCCAACAACAATATGGACAACTCGCATTAAAGTTGAAACAAAATTTAAGATCAATTCTTAACCTCGATTGCCATGTTGTCATCGTCGCTCAAGAAAGAGATTTTAATACTGATGAGAGCAGCGAATTGGTTATGCCTTTTGTTGCTTCTGCTTTAACCCCTTCTGTTGTTGGATGGCTGAACCCTTCGGTGGACTTTATATGTCAAACTTTTATTCGTAAGGAAATGAAAACCAAAAAAGTAAAAGTTGGAAACAATGAATCTTCTAGGCAAGTCGAAACAGGAAAAATGGAATACTGTTTAAGAACTGGACCCCACGACGTTTACACAACCAAGTTTAGAAAACCCAAGGAAGTAGTTTTGCCCGACGTTATCGTAGACCCTAGTTTTGAAAAAATTTTAGAACTCATTGAAGGAGCATAGAGATGCTTGTTTTGACTCGACACAAGAATGAATCCATAATTATTAACAACAATATCAAAATTATGGTTGTTGAAGTGAGGGGGGACAAAGTTCGTTTAGGAATTGAAGCCCCCAAAGAAATCCCAGTACATCGGGAAGAAATTTATAACGAAATAAAAAGGGAAGGAAAAAAGGGTAAAATAGAAGAATGAAGTTTGTAGTTTACAATTTTGATTTACACTTAATCGGAGAAAAGAATTATGCCTAAAACAGCCAAGAGTGGTTTAGCTGCGAAGTATGGAAAAAAATTAGATGATGCCATGAACAATCATGGTGGAGATGATACAAGTTTTGGAATGCAGTATGGTCAATTACCGGGAGGAATTAAAGGGGGAGTTGCCAAACTTACCAGATGCTACTTCAAGCAGTATGAAAAAGGAGATAATAAGGGAGAATACTTTTTCTTTGCTGATGGAGTTGTCGTAGAACCAGTAGAATTTAATGGTCAGACAATTCTCGGATTGCCTACCTCGATTATGGAAGCGGTTTGCGATACAGATATGATGATACATTTGGGGCTCTCGCATCAAGGGTTGCTTGGACCTTCCAATATTTAGGTCATAGCGATGTTTCCCTTCTTGATGGGGAAAATTGGAATGGATCAAAAGGATTAGAAGATTACGAACCCGATACCGATTCTGGGGTTGTCGATAAAACCGAAACCACAACAGAAGAAATTCCTCATGGGGGAGTTGGAGACGATCTTGATATGCTGGCTGATCGGGCAGATGCAAAAGATGATGAAGCTATCGCTAAAATAGCCGATATTGCTTCCGAAGCTGGTGTAGGTATCAATTTCGTAGAAAATGCGGCATCTTTCAATGATGTTGCAGACGAGATCAGAGCAGCCAGAGCGAGAGATGCTAAAGCAGACGCTGAGGACGCGAAAGAAGCCCCTCAGAGCAATTCTGGGGATGATCTCCTAGAAATAGGTAAGAAAGCCGATGCTGAGGATGAGGATGCCTTAGAAGCGATTACGAAAGCCGGGGAAGAGGCTGGAGTGGAAGATACTTTTGAGTTTTACGTTGATTTTGCGAAGGCAATTATTCTAAAGAATTCGGCAGAAAGTGTGGGAGAAGAAATTGAAGAAATCGTTCCCGATAAGGGGGATGTTTTTAATTACAGACCGCCGAGAGCAAGGAAAGATGTTGATGCAGAAGTTACTGCTGTTTTCAAAAAAGCGAAAACCGTCAATCTTAAAAATAATGATGACGGAACGATGTATAAACAGGTTCCTTGGACTAAACTTTCTAACTAATCTCCGCAGTTCATGGATGAGACCTAAGCTACCCCAAGGATGGGGTTTAGACGGGAAGGCGAAGAAAGAAACCTCGTAAACGCCGAGAGGTGATGCCCGTCTTTTTCTTGGTATCCATCACAGAGTGGGTGGAACTTGGGGCTTTTGGATGTAACGATCCTGCTAATTGATTAGCCTCTCACAGCAGGTAGGTGAAGCCTGCAATCTTTCTCTTTTCTTTTTCTCTAGGAGTAAATTATGGATGAACCTAAAATTCTTGTAGCTCACGCTCTCGATTGTTGGATAAATTATCTTGAAACGGGAAATATAATTCTTTCGGCCCAAGATGCCAAAGCCCAAAAGAAACCTTACCACGCCCTTAGTAAATCACAAATGGAATTAATTCTTGAATTAACCAGAATAAAAGAATTAGTTTTGGAAAAAGGAATTATAGAGGAGTAAATTATGGACAGAAGAATCTACAAATATGAATTCGAGATTGGGGATTTTGTTGAAATTGATTTTCCCAAAACTTCTACTATCTTAAAAATAGAATGCCAAGGTAATCAACCTTGTCTTTGGGCAATGGTGGACGTAGGCGAAATTTCTGATCCTTCTAGGTTAATGGGAGACAAACAAAAATTTAGAATCTTCGGTACGGGTCATCCAATTCCCGTTAATTTTGATGGAAAGCATATAGCTACTTTTCAGCAAGATCCATTTGTTTGGCATATGTTTACGGAGTAAGGATGCTTGCAATTGATTCAGAAACCACGGGAATTGATTTCCATCATGGAGCACTTCCATTTCTCGTTACGGTTTGCGATCACGAACAGAATCAACAATTTTGGGAATGGGATGTAGACCCATTAACCCGAAAACCTTTGTTGATTTATTCTGATCTAAAAGAGATTGATAAGGTTATTCAAGAAGAAGAAAATCTGGTTTTTCAAAACGCCACTTTCGACATCAAAGCAATTTCTCTTATTCTCCCGAAACTTAAATGGGATTGGTCAAAGATAGACGACACTTTGTATTCTTCGCATCTCTTGGAAAGTAACTTACCGAAGAATCTAACCGCATTAACTCTAAGAACTTTGGGAATTGATCTTCAACCTTACGAAGATGAAATGGAAGAAGCTGTTAAAGAGGCTAGAAGAATTGCCAAGAAAGAATATCCCGATTGGATGATTGCTAAAGAAGGTTTTTCGTGTATGCCTAGTGCTAAGGCAACTACGAAAAAGAATGAAGAGAAGGTTTGGAAATTTGATTGTTGGTTGCCCAGAGCAATTACTAAAGAAAGGAATTATCCAAAGGATCACAGATGGTGGACCGTAACTTCAGAATATGCCAATACAGACTCAGCAGCAACGATAGCGATTTTTCTTAACCATCAAAAGAGAATTAAGGAAAAGAAGTTAGAGAAGATTTACCGGGAGAGAATTAAACTATTACCGATTGTTGATTCTATGCAAAATTGCGGAATAACGATTGATAAAGGGAGATTCAAGGAATTACAAAATCGGTTTACTGAGGGTTCCAACCAATGTGAAAAGGTCTGCCTCAATATCGGAGGAGATGAGTTAGAAAAACTACCGAAAAATGGAACAAGTAACGCGGTTAAGAAACTGCTGTTTGAAACCTTTAATTTGCCTTCAGATGTAAAAACAAAAAAGGGAAACCCCAGCATAAATAAATATCAGATAGAAATGTGGCTGTTGACGCTGGACCCTAAAAATAAACCCTACCATTTTGTTAAGAATCTTAGAGACTATCGAAAACAGAAAACCTGTTTAACTTTCTTGGAGTCTTATCAGAAATACCAGATAGATTGGGTTTTGAATTGTCAATCCAATCCTACTGGAACGAACACTTTAAGATGGTCTAGCAGCAACCCGAACAATCAACAGATTAGTAAGGATGGGGATTACAATCTTAGATATTGTTTCGGCCCTTCGAAGGATAGAGAATGGTGGGCTTTGGATTATGACAATATCGAGTTGAGAATTCCTGCTTACGAAGCTGGCGAAGAAATGATGATTGAGATTTTTGAGAAACCCGATGAGGCTCCTTATTTTGGAAGTTATCATCTTTTAATTTTCGATTTATTACATCCCGAAAAATGGGATAAGAACGATCCTGAAGGATTATTAAAAGCGAAAGAGAAATACAAATCAACTTGGTATAGTTGGACTAAGAACTTTAACTTTGCAGATCAGTATGGGGCACAACCTGAAAGTGGGACAGCAGATAGGGCTGCTCATGTAGATGGAGCACAAATTAAGATTCTTAACAAATTACAAAACCGGACTAAATTAAACGATCACTTTATCAATATGGCAAACCAAAAAGGTTATGTAGAGACGATACCAGATAAGGAGATCGACCCGGAAAGGGGATATCCTCTTTATTGTTCCAGAACAGATTGGGGAAGTATCTCACCTACAATTCCTTTCTCTTATCACGTCCAAGGAACTGCCTGTTGGGTTATGTTCCGAGCGATGATTAAGGTTCAAGAGTATTTAGATTCTCTAACTTTGGATGTCCATATTGTTATGAACGTGCATGACGAACTCGTTATAGATTTTCCCCTCAGAAAGAATCTAGGAAACCTACCGAAAGTTAGAAAGATTAAAAGTATAATGGAGTCTATGGGAGATTGTATTGGAGTTCCTTTAACCTGCGGAATTGATTATCATCCTCAAAACTGGAAGGAAGGATTAGCAGTATGACAGATTTTAGGGTTCAGTATTGTGAGAGTTGTAGATTCTGGTTTAGGAATCCAATAAAAAATGATACGTTATCTGACAGTGGGATGTGAAAACGATTTCCCCCGGCAGTTGTCGGATTCGTTCAAACTGGAGAGATTACGATGTTGGATCATGGGATTCCCCAAAAGATAACAGGAGTAGGAACTCAAGCCAGAGCAATTTATCCAACTATGTTAGACAAAGCTCAAGCCTGTGGAGAATACAAAAATAATGCCTAAGATATCTAAACCAGACCAACCAAAAGAATTGATTGTTTTAGAGCAATGCAGGCAACAATTATCGGCAATGACTGATCTTAAATCTGTTCTTGAGATCAGGGATAAAGCAACGGCTATCAAGAGCTATATGAAAGCCAGAGGAGATGCCAGAGAGTCCCTAAACTCGGCAGCGGAAATTGCGGCATTATCGGAAGCAAGGGCGGGGCAATTGATTAAAGAAGGTCAGAAGAATGGAACAATAAATCAAAATCGAAGACCAACCAAAAAATCGTCAAAAGTATTGCAAGGTGCAATAGTTAATGAGCCAGCTTCATTGGAGGATTTGGACATAAATGCTAACCAATCCCAACGATTACAACTCGCATCGGAGGTGCTTGAGGATGATCCAAAATGGTTTGCTAAACATCGCAAAGAATGCAACGATAAGGGCTGGGATTTCACCCAGCAATCGATTCTAAGGGAAGGGAAGAAGATTCGTAGGGAAAGGATCGGAGAAGTCCAAATAGAGGCTCCTAGCGGCTCCTACGACGTGCTAGTGATCGATCCCCCTTGGGATATGAACCGAATTGAGATGGAACAAAGACCGGGAGATTTAGGGTTCGATTATCCAACAATGACCGAAGATGAGTTGGAGACTCTCACAATTCCAGCAGGAGACGATTGCCATTTGTGGTTATGGACTACCCAAAAATTCCTTCCAATGGCATTTCGATTATCCTCAAGTTGGGGATTCAAATATGTCTGTACTTTCACTTGGCATAAATCCAAAGGAATGCAGCCAATTGGAATGCCTTACTACAACTCAGAATTTATTTTGTACTGTAGGAAAGGAACTCCAAAATTCACCACAACCAAAGATTTCAAAACCTGCAATTCATGGAAGAGAGGAAAGCATAGCGAGAAGCCGGAAGAGTTTTACGATATGGTCAGAAGAGTAACCAAAGGCAAGAGATTGGATATGTTCTCAAGAAGAAAGATCAAAGGATTTTCTAGCTGGGGCAACGAGGCAAAAAAATAACCCCCATTTCTGGGGGCTTGGTTGGATAGAAGTCTATCGTTTCTTTTCAGCGACTTTTCTTTTATTAGTCCATTTCTGACCGATTCTCCTCCCACCCATAGTGGTCTTATCAATGCCCCCTTCTTTCAGGTCTTTTCTCCCGGAAGGAGTAATTCTGTAAAATCGAACATCCTTATCCTTAACATCATGGATTTCAATTTTGATTCGTTTCTTTTCAAGTTCTTCTTTGAAAATCACAGCGAGATGACCACTATTTTGAGCCATCCCTGTTTTCTCCTTAATTGCTTTGGGAGTTAATCCCCCATCAAATTTATTCAATGCTTTGAAGAGTCTCGTTCTGGTGCTCCCAACTTGAAGATCACTTAACTTTCCGATTACAGATTCAACTTTCCCGTTCGTTGAAACCTTAGCAGTTTTCTTTTTTGGTCCTGTTCCTTTTCCCTTGTGTTTTTTAACCAAGGGAGATTTCTTCGCAGTCTTCTTGGTAACTTTCTTTTTGGGGGTTGCAGTCGTGGTCATGGTTCTAACTTTCTTAAAAGGGGGTTGAGAAATCTCCCCCCGAAATAGGGGGAGAAAAAGTTGATTAATTATACAGGATTATTCTCGTAGTGTTGTTCCAATTTTTCTATTTGTAATTGTTGAAATCGGTTTTCAAATCTTTCAAAATAAACAGTTCTCATTGTGGGGAAAAGAATTTGACGACCGTTTCCAGAATGAGCAAAACTTCTCATTTTTGAAATTTGTCGGAATGTTAATTTGTTGATCATGGAATCATCACAATTCAAAATAAAATCAACGCATTTCAATTCATGTTCGGAAGCAGGTTTAATGTTAAGTTCGGAGACTAAAACAAATCCAGTTGCATTGCAGGTAAAACAATCTCCATCAGCAACGTGGGCAGCCCAAGAGAGTTTTTTCTTTCCATCACATTTTGGGCATTTGATTTTTTCGTTCATTTTGTTGCTCCCAGAGAAAAGGTTAAGTAAACTTCAGTTAGACTATTTATAATACCTTATCGTTCAAAAGACAAGTACAGATCAAATAAAAACAGGTAAAAACTGAAAGTTTCTGTAAATATCTCAAAAACCTCTGTAAAACAAGGAGAAAATCAATGAAGAAAATTCGTATTTTATTGGATATGGATGGAGTTTTGGTAGATTTTGTTGGTGGAGTCTGCAAATTGTTTGAAATTTCAAGGGATGATTTGAATAAACATTGGACACTAGGAGAATGGAATATCGTTCCTCCATTGGGTAGAGCTATCGGGATGCGAGATGCCTTCAATACAACAATGTTTTGGAACGAGATAAACGATGGGGGAGAAAAGTTTTGGTTGGAGTTGGAAGAGATGCCTTGGATAGACGATCTCATTAAAATGGTGGAAGACATAACCGACGATTGGCATATCGTTACTTCCCCCAGTTATCTCCCCTGCTCTTATTCAGGTAAGATAAAATGGTTGAAGAACTGGTTTGGGGATAAGTTCAATCGATTCGCAATAACTCCACACAAGGAAATCTTTGCTCAAGAAAATGTAATTTTGATTGATGACCGTTGGAAAAATATAAGGGAGTTTCGCGAATCTGGGGGTATCGGAATCCTATTCCCAAGCCAAGGAAATCTGTTACATTCACGCAGTGAATTTCCATTAAATTATCTCCTTAACAATTTAGAAAGTCTCTCCAATGCACTTAAAGTATGAAGACGTTAATGAGGCTTTTATTGGATTGGTTAAAGGAATCGATTCAGGAGAAATCCCAACGGTAAAAACTACCAGCAGGAATGGTAATGTTTTACAGATCGAAGAACCCGTAACGATCACTTATGAGTTTCCTCTTAGACGGGTTCTGTTTAATCGGGAGATGGATCACAATCCATTCTTTTTCCTTTACCAATCCCTTTGGATGTTGGCTGGAAGGAATGATGTAGAATCTTTAGCCTATTACAATTCTGGAATGAGAGAGTTTTCTGACGATGGAGAAACCTTCAACGGGGCTTATGGTTGGCGATGGAGAAACTGGAAAATACCTACAGAAGAAATTACTTCCGAGGGAGAAACTTATGAAGAATGGGAATCGGTTGATCAACTGGAAAGAATCGTTAATCACCTAAAAGAGAAACCGGATAGTAGGAGAGCGGTTTTGGAGATGTGGTCGGTTCATTCCGATCTAAACAGAATTGATACATCTAAAGACGTTTGCTGTAACACTCACACTTATTTTTCTATCCGAAAACAATGGGTTACAGATAAAGAAAATAAGGATTGGGTTAATCCAATTAGTTATCTTGATATGACAATTTGTAATCGCAGTAACGATTTAATCTGGGGAACTCTTGGGGCTAACGTAGTTCACTTCTCTTTCCTTCAGGAATATATTGCAAACCGTTTAGGGATAAACGTAGGAAGGTATAATCAATTTAGCAATAATCTTCACGTCTACGAGAAGAATTGGGAACCGGAAAAATGGTTGAATAATCTGGTCAACAGGACAATGCACTCCGATCCAATTCTAAATTATGATTACGTTTTTGATAAGTTCGGAACAGATTTTATTTCTTTGGATGGGAAGACGTTGGATAAACAACAATTAGAAAATTTCGTATTTGAACATTCTCAAAATGCTCCTGTTCTTATCCCTTGGGAGAATAAATTTCTATTGGAAGTTGCTCAACCAATGTGTAATGCTTTCCATTACCATAAACAAAGAATCTATAGAAAATCCTTAAATTATGTAAGTGTTATCGCCGCTCCTGATTGGAGATTAGCTGCGAAGAATTGGATTACCAAAAGAAAGATCAACTGGGAGAAAAAGAATGGTAACAGTTAATCAAGTTGTTGAAAACATAAAAAAGTGGAACCAACAAGGAATTACTATGAGTGCAAACGAGAGACAAGAGGGGGGAGATCATTACAAAACTAAGGAAGGAGAGGAAGAACATTGGGATCGACAATTTAGAATGTTTGGTTCTGGTTACTTCGTTGGATCGATTACAAAATATGTAGAGAGATATGAAAAGAAAAACGGGATAGAAGACCTAAAGAAAGCGAGACATTTTATTGATAAGTTAATTGAGTTGGAGGCAGTAACAGAGCAAGACAAGAAATTTTTAACCACTAAAAGGGAGTAAGAAAATGGACGCTAGAGAATATCAAGAATTGGCTATGAAGACCGAAGCGAGTCAATATGAAATTTGGAAAAGAATTATTCAAGATGGAAGTAATCCTACTCTGGAAATGACCCGATTAGATACCGCAGTTAGGGGTTTAGCTGGAGACGTAGGAGAGGTTTGCTCTTGCGTGCAAAAATATATAGAATATGGGGAAGAATTAGATGAAATAAATCTGAAAGAAGAGGTTGGGGATTGCATGTGGCGATTAGCTCAAATCTGTAAAGCAATCGGTATTGATCTTGAAGATGCAATGATTGCCAACATTGAAAAATTAAAAATTCGTTACCCGGATAAGTACAGCGATGAAAGGGCTGCTGAATCGAGAAGAGATCGGAAAGCTGAAAGACGAGCTGTTACTTTTGATCCAAGAAGTAAGCAAGGGGTTAGAGACTTAACAGCGGCTAATATAGAAAAAGACGAACGGCAACGTCGGGGATATGGTTTCAAAGACTTAGCAGGGGCTAACCTAGAACAAAATGAGATCGTCTGCGAAGAATGTAGAACAAGTTATTTGAAATGTTGTGCTCCCTGCTTAGCAATCCTAATTGGCGAAAATATCTAATAATGACAAACAAGAAAATATCCTCTAAAGAAAGCCCAAGAGCTTCACAAAAACCTATAGCTCCTGATTGTCCTCAGTGTCAGAATTGTATGATCTATCAGGGTGGTAAGTATTTTGAATGTAAAAATTGTAATTTACTGATAAAGAAAGAAGAAATTATAGATGCCAAAAATCCCATCGAAGGAACAGCCAGATAATCTAAAACCTTATATTTTTCATGGAGTTGATTTAGAGTATGGAAAGAATGACAAAGAGGCTTTGGGCGATTGCCCTTTTTGTAAATCGGAATACAAATTTAGCGTTAAGATTGAGACAGGTCAGGGAAGATGCTTCAAATGCTCGGAAGGAATGAACGCAACAAGTTTTCTAAAGAAAATGTATGAAAAAGGATTTGAGGAAACAGAATTTGAGGAGTATGAAAACTTAGCTCAAGATCGAGGAGTTGCTTATCCCGAAACTCTGATTAGTTGGGGATTGTTTCTTAACTACACTTCTACCGCTGGGAATAGGAATTGGATTGTTCCGGGTTATACTTTCAAAGATAAAACTTTGAAGTTGACTCAACTCTATAAATATCTGGTTACAGATAAGATAAAGCTGTTATTACCTACTCCTACAATGGGTCATAAACTATTCGGGTTGAATCTGTTCGATCCTAATAAACCAGAAAATTATATTTGTGAGGGTCCATGGGATGCGATGGTTCTTTGGGAGACTCTTAGTAGAACCAAGATTGATGAGGAGGGTAAGTATTCTTCTACTTCGAACATCAAAAAGAGTTTGTTGGCAGATGCTAATGTATTAGGTGTTCCCGGTTGTGGAACTTTCTTTGAAGATTGGGCAGGATTATTTGAAGATTCTACAGTTTACATTCTTTTCGATTCGGATAAACCTGTTGGGGAGAATTCCTTCCCTGCTGGATTTAATGGGATGAAAAGAATTGTAAGAATTTTAACTGAATCAAATACTCCTCCTGAGTCAATCAATTATCTAAAGTGGGGTGAGGAAGGGTACGACAAATCTTTACCAAGAGGTTACGACATACGGGATTTGTTGAATCAGGATGGTGTGGAAAATCGGTTAAAGCATCTGCCGGAACTCTATGACAAGTTAAGACCAGTAGATGAGGATTGGCTTTCTAATCCCTCAGAAAAAGCTAAGTCAAACGGACAAGTAATTGAGCCTGTAGATTGTAGTTCTTATAAGCAGATGATCAATGCTTGGAAAAAGGCATTGAAATGGACTGATGGGTTGGACGCTGGACTTTCCGTTATGCTCGCGTCTTCTATGAGTACAAATCTAATCGGGGAGCAATTATGGTTCAAGATTATTGGTCCTCCATCATGCGGAAAGACTACACTGATTGAAGGGTTGGCAATAAATAAGAAATATGTTTTGAGTAAAGATACAATTCGGGGTTTCTATTCGGGGTGGAAAACTCCTGATGGAAAAGACCATTCTATTGCTGCATTAGTTAAAGGTAAAACTTTGGCAACGAAAGATGGGGATACTCTTCTAAAAGCTCCTGATATGGAGGGGATATTAAGCGAAGCTAGAGGGCTTTACGACCGTTGCGGGCGTACTCATTATAAAAATGATATCGCTCACGAATATGAAGGGCATCGTATGACTTGGCTACTTTGCGGTACTTCTGCTTTACGGGAAATCGATGATAGTGAGTTAGGGGCTAGATTTCTTGATGTTGTTATTATGGATGAGATTGATGAGGAGTTTGAAGCAGATGTAGCTTGGAGAGTTGCCAATCAGGAATCTAATGCGATGTTGGTGGAAAGTAATGGAAAAGCAGAAAGCCGAAATCCTGAAGTGTTAACGAAAGCGATGCAATTAACTGGGGGTTACTTAGGCTATCTGAGAGAGAATGTAGAAGAGTTAATGTCAAGAACAGAAATGCCTCCCGACATTTTGATGAAGATTACTCATTTTGCAAAGTTCATCGCGATTATGAGGGCGAGACCGGGAAGAAAGAGAACAACCGAAGCAGAAGCAGATCGGGAATTCTCTGCCAGATTGGTCAAGCAACTGGTAAGGCTTTGCAGATGTCTTGTCGTCGTTATGAATCGATCTCTACCCGATGTCGATGTAATGAAGACAGTTTTTAAGGTTACGAAGGATACCAGCCGGGGGCAGGGCTTAGAGATCGTTAAGAGGCTCTATAATGAAGATGGGGAAGGATTAGCCCTAAACGCAATCAGCGTCTACACCAACCATACAGATACCCAAACTGGAACGATGCTGAGATTCTTACATCGGTTAAAAGTAGTTAAGAAAATTCAGGTTATAGAAAAAACCAGAAAAGCAAAAATCCGAAAACTGAATAGATGGGATTTAACCAACTCAACCAAGGAACTTTATAGAATTGTAATGGAGGAATAAGATGACAGTTTTAGAACGGAGAATACAATGTGACTGGCCCGAATGCCAAAATAAAACAACCGTTGGAGATGAACCTCTTTGTGATTGGATTACTAAAGGTGTGGAGGAGAAAGGGTTCCCTAAAATAGGTTGGGAATATCGGTGTGGTGGTAGTTCAGTGGTTTGCTCAAAACACAAGTTCAATTCCTCTGCGGAACTTCAAGAAGCAACTAAAGCATTTGGAGAAATGCCATGACTCTCAACGATCATCAATGCTTAGAGACGATTGAGATAATCGATAAGGAAGGGGAAGACCTTACTGAGTGGGAGATAGATTTTATAGCAAACCTAATCGACAGCAGGTTAGGTTGGTTTTCCCAGAAGCAGGCAAACAAGATTGAAGCAATTCACAGGCAGAGAGTTTTGGGATTGGAGAGAGAAGATGAATAAATCCAGATACAAGAAAATACATAACAGAAGGATTTGTAACTTTACTCCGCAGAAAAATGAATCCGATCTAAAAATTCCCGTTAGAGCAATCTTGAAGCGGGATGAAGAAAAAGAGATTGAAGAATGGGATGAGCAATTTATTTCTGGTTGGGGTTGTCCTGATTGCGATCATCCACCAGACTTATGCGTTTGTGGGTTTAGGTCTGGGAGATTAAATCTTTGAATCCCCTATACTCTTATATACTATTAATAAATAATAATAAAAAAAGACTATCCCATCCTAAATATAATAAACTACTCTTTTTTAGACAACCCTACTTGGAAAGAATTTTCGGAATTTCTAAAAATAAAAAAGGCTATAATAAAAGTAGATCAATCAATGGTTTTCGTTACTTTAGAGAAAAGGCAGTACAATGCTTAACTAACCAGAGATAGGGTAATCTAAGCTAACTGAAGCAATGCCTTGAAGAAACAAAGACAACGAGCAACGAAACAAAGGAGACTGAAATGAAGACCTAAATGGCAACAGAAATCATGATGTGAACTCCCCTCGTCAAGTTGAAAGAGTTGCTCCTAGAGGTTGGGCGGGGGGAGGTTTGGGGGAATAGCTTAATGGTGTAAAGCATTCCAGATCGTAGATTTAGAATGGAAAGAAACAGGTTCGAGTCCTGTATCCCCCACTTACTTTTATTTTGAATCTTGAGGAGAATGAAATGGATATTACAGAACGACTCGACAAGACTTATGATCTGTTAAGAAGCCGGGGAACTGGAACTCATGCTGCTTGGGTTAGAGAAGCCCAACAGGTAATTGTAGAATTGAGGGAGAAGATAAGAATCTTTGAGCATGAGAAAAGGGAAAATACAAATACGTCTCTTTCTTGCTTTCCAACCGAAGCAGAAAAGTCTTTCAGTCATAGTGAGGAGAAAGGGTTGGATGTTTCTAGAGAATCTATCGCTAAACAGATTGAGGAAGGAGAAGCAGAGGAACGATGAAATACGACGTTGAAGAATATACAAAAGGTTCATGTAAAATCATCTACGCAATCACCGCAGATGGCGAACAGATCGGCCTGAATCTGCCAGAGTCTTGCGAGAGCGTGGAGATGGGTCGGGAGTTTCTAGGGGAAGGTTGGTATTGTTCTTGGGTTGGTACAACACCAGAAACACTTAGCTTAGCGTTCGCCGAATTCCTCGAACAGCGGAAGGAAGCCGAACTTCCTGAACCCAGCGAATTATTATCTAAACCAGACGAGCAACAACCCGAGCCGGAAGAATCGACGGAGAGTGAGTATGTGGCATTGTGGTTTATCGCACCGAAAGCACCGCATAATAAACTATGGCAAATAATTCACATCGAATCCTCGAACCTCGTGCCGTTGACTTTCGATACGCGGGAGGATGCTGAGGGGTTCCTGAAGTGGCGAATTGAAAAAGACATGATGCCCCCGTTGTATTGTGCTGGATTAAGATTGGTTGAATCGGAATTTGCCCGCTACAAATCCGAGACCGCCGAACCGAAATATCGGTGTCCGTATTGCAAGGGCAAGGTCGTATTTGGCGAATGTGGTGATGCGTCAAGTGTTTTTCTAAGATGTGACAAAAGTGGGTGCGAGGCATATTCTCCGGTGTTTAACTGTGGCTCCCAACCCGACGAATCTTGGATAGCAAAGGAACCGGCATAAAAAAATACAGAGTGCGGGGTTATTGTCGAATGACGGGAGAGAGAAAAACAATAACCGTTTCCGCGTTAACGTCGAAGCACGCCAAAACCGTGGCTTATGACAGACTTTCATATCCAAAAGTGGAAGGAAGGGCATGAAAACAGAAACAAAAACCCTCAATCTAACCAAAACTTGAACCCAAGACGAAAGGGAAAAATAATGGACACAGATATGGCCGTAAATGCAATTTGTTTCGCAGCAGAGCGTGTTGCTAATCGGATAGAAGAACTGGTATCTAACATCGACAGGCCGAGCGTGATTTTCAAGCCAACTCTTAGTCGTGATGGAAATAAGTGGATTGCCTTGTTCGGCGATGACTTACAAGTCGGTGTTGTTGGTGTTGGCGAATCTCCTAGCGAAGCAATGTTTCATTTTGACAACGAATGGGACAAAAGGATTAAGGGTGGAGACAATGAAAACTAAAGCTCTCGAACTAACACCCCGCGAATCCGATGCGATGCAGGCTAATCGGCTGGAGGCTGTGCTGCGGTGGATTGAAAACCCGCTATGGGACCAATTGACCCCACCCTTCCTTGGACTTGGGCAACACCACAATTTACAACCTCGGTCCTCTTGAGTTAACTCAGAAATATGAACCAGCCGCAAAGGAGAACCCATGAGCGATTGCCCGATGACTGCGGATGAGTTGCGATCCTATGCGATCCGACTGAAAAATGGTGAAGGAATTTACGATACAACCTTTGGCTGTGAGATAGAAGAACTCACAGACTACCTCGAACAGCAAGCCTCGTCTTGGATTTCGGTCGAGGAGCGGTTGCCTGAAGTTGGTGATTGGTGTCTTATTTGGGCAACAGATAATGGAAGTGGCAGAGACTGTTTTGTGGTTCATTGTGATAGGCACTGGGGAATACCGCGTAGCTTCACCCACTGGATGCCAATCCCCCCGCTACCGAAAACAGAAAGTGAGACTGAGTGATGGAAAGTTTAATTCAAACAGCAGCAGCAAATGCCAAACATATTCGATGATGTTATTTTATTTAAACAGGTTGTATGGTTATTGCAACTTCAATTTATTTGTTTAGGACAATTTGTGTTCTAAGAAATGCCAAGAAAAGTAAGTAAAGTTTTTTCTTTATATAAGAAGTGTAAAAGGGTTAAGTGAAGTTTATGGGATCGTTGAGTAAACCAAGAAAAGACCCTTATTGTTTAAGGGTGTTAAACGATAGACAACGTCGTTATGTTCATCAGGTTATGGCTAGAGGTTTTACAAATAAAAAAGAAGCTGCTATTGCTGCTGGATATAGTAAAAAAACTGCTGCTCAAATTGCCTGTAAGTTGGATAAAAACCCCAAAATCAGAAAGGCTTTACAGTATTTTTCTGATAGAGAAGAGAAGAAATGTGAGAAGAGTCTTGAAGATTTGAAGGAGACATTATGGGAAAATGTCTATTATGAAGCGGGTGAGTTTTTTGACTTTGAAACAAAGGTATTATTACACCCAACAGAATTACCTAAAGAGATTCAACGATTAATTGATGGAATGGAGATTGAGATTACTAAGAATGAAATTACTGGAGAAGAGAAACATAAGATAAAATTAAAAATGTCAACTAGAACAGCAGCTAAAGAACAACTCATCAAAATAAATGGTTGGGCTAATGAGCATGGAGAAGATGGGAAAGAATTGAAGAAACTTGACTGGGATGCAGGATTAGGTGGTCCTGACGATAAAATCGAAGACGAAATAGAAGGAGTAAAATGATGAGTATAGAAGAAGATTTACAAAAAGTTATAGTTATGTCCCACGAACAATCTATGGAAAAAGCAAATGCTCAAATTAGATTAGAATCGGTGATGGTGGTTAATAAATGTTTGGGGTTATTGGAACAACTAAATTACTCTATCCCTGAACCAATTTCTGCTTATTTTCCTGCCCAAGAAATCGAGGATAATCTTAATGTTCAAACGAAAAAAGAAACCTAATCCTGAAATTACAGAACTCAAATCACTAATCTGTAATGTGGATTGTAAAGTAACTATGTTGTGTGAGGTAATCGATGAGCAAGCAGACCAAATTAAGCTATTGAATGAAATGACTGGAGTAAGACAACAAATCCGAGAACATACAATACCCGATAGCAATAAAGATGAACCTCTTATAATGGAACGTCCAACTTTCCCTGAACTATACGGTTTTCCCCATAAACCGCTACCACCTCTTCCTGAACCAAGCGAACTTTTGACGAACCCCGAATAACCCCCGCAGCTATAATTACTTTAGACTGGGAGAAAGAAGATGGACTATGAAGAAACCGATGAACTTTTAGAGCGAAACGGTTGGGTTTTGGAATGTTTCTCACCCCTTGAGATTTCTGAAAAAGATAATCCTGAATCCAAAGCTACTGGTCATGCCGCAGAAATAGTGATTACATCTATTACAGAAGAAGATAAGTCGAATCAATGCTCGGACGACTTTTGTGTTTTGGTAAAAGGTCATGGGGGTTCCCATTATCCATAATGGAAATACTCTATAATCAAGTTATCGTTAATCGTCATGGTTATTCTTTGGGATCGTTTACTAAACCTGAAGATGCTTGGAAGTATGCAGAATTATTGGGTAAACGACTCAAGACGATTTTGACTGTAGTGACCAGAAATAAGGTTAAACCAAATTTCAAAATAATGGTAAAGGGATTAGATAATGTCAAAACACCCACCTGAACCTTGGATGTTAGATGATGATTATGGAATACTGGATAAAACTAATTCCATAGTCGTTGATCAAGATCATCCTCATTCTTACTTGGAAAGAATCGTAGCTTGTGTTAATGCTTGCGAGGGGATTTCTACAGAAGATTTAGTTGATGTAGGAGAAAAACCCGGAGAATTCAAAAAAGATTTGGAAAGAGTAATAACAGAATACCTAAATCTTAAAGGTTTTCTTAATGGGTAAAACTCGGTTAAACTTAGAAAGAAATATGAGGAGTAAATTATGTCAGATCATATATCGTCGATGGTAGCAGTTATAATTTTTGCGTTGTTGGGGAATCTTCTAGTTTTTGGAGTCGGTCTAGTATTTGATTGGTCCGATCAAACACACTTAGGAGCTGCGTGTGTTGTGTTTCCTGTTATGTTCTGTGTAGGGGCAACTAGTATCTCAAGAAATGAACGGACTGGAATAAACAAAGAACAGAAGAAGATGCGAAACATACTTACAAAGAAATCTGAGGAGTAAATTATGGACTTAGAATATATCAAAACCAGAGTTGAGAAAATCGAACGAATGCAAGGAGATGATGAGGCTGCTCATTCTGAAGAAGATGGGCTAAGAGGTAGATTTATTAACTGGCTTAGTGTCAGTCAAGATGTCCCCAAAGAGATTCAAGATATGGCAGCATTAATTATGTCTACAGATGATTTAGATTTTGCAAGATGGTGTACTTGATGAAACAACCAATCGATCCCTTAGTCTTCCAGAAAAAGTTCTGGCCTCAAGTTAATCTCTATAAAGAACAGAAAGAGATTATCTATTCGGTGAGAGATAATATAGAAACTCTAGTACCTGCTGGTAACGCTTTAGGTAAGGATTTTATTTCGGCATTTATTGTTCTTTGGTTCTTTTGTAGTAGACGACCTGCGAGAGTTGTTACAACCAGTGTAGGTGAGAGACAATTGAGGGATGTACTTTGGGGGGAGATGAATTGGTTTATTCAAAATTCTAAATACCCCCTTCCGATCCAAGTCAACCACATGCACATCAGGCAAATTTATAATGATGGAACCTTCGTTCCCAAGTGTGAAATTATTGGACAAGTAGTCCAACAGGGTGAAGGATTATTGGGTAGGCATCTACCGAAGCTGGAAGATGGGGGACCAACCACGTTAGTTGTATTCGATGAAGCATCTGCAATCGGCGATATTACTTACGAGAGTTGTTTAACTTGGTCTCACCGAAGATTGATTATTGGTAATTGTTGGGAGACTTCAAATTTCTTTAGAAAAGGAGTTGAAGAAGGTGACAAAATCCTTACGACGTAAAATAGAAGATATTACTCACGAAATCGGTTTCATAAATTATGTTAGAAATGAGATAAAAACTCCTGAAAAACCTAATAAAACCGATGCTATGCTTATTTTTCTAGCTTCTGGTATGGTTCTTCTTTTAGAAGACTTAAAAGAACGATTGGAAAAGGAAGAGTCCGATCAAAAATTGTTAGATAAGGCACAAAATTATTTGGAGAAACAGGATGGGGCAAAAACCAATTAACAAGGAAAGAACAAACGAAAGACCAAAGAAACTTGTTAGTGATCCTTTCAAATGGTTAAAGCCTACAACTCCCCCAACAAAACAACTCAGGGGAATCCAAAGAATAGATCGTAACAAACCCTGCCCTTGTGGAAGTGGGGTAAAATATAAGAAGTGCCGAGAACATTTACGGGAGGATTAAAATGACATATGAATCGATTACGTATAAGTCAAATCCTGACAATACTGAAGAAGTAGTAAAGTTTATAGGGGATATCCCCGAATGCGATTTATGTGGGGGACATGGGGAATACGAAACAGAATATGGACCTAGGGGATGCGATGCTTGTAACTCACGATGTATTCCTTTAATTGATCACACTGGTAACGTAGTGTATGTTGATTGGAATGAAACTATTGAAAAACATCCAAATGGATTACATGTATTAGGAGAAGAATATGAAACGTAGAACACTACTAAGCTCGATATTCCTAACCCCATTGGCGGCTATTATTGGGAAGTTGAAGTCTGAACACAAGGTATGGACTAATAGCCGCAAAGAAATAATCAACTGCATCGAATTTAATGGAACGAGTGATTGGGTTCATGTTGCTGAAACAGTTGATGGTAAAGGAAACTGTAGAATTTATGTCAATGGGAAAGGTGCCGACGCAATTGGTTATTCGAAGTGCCTTAATGCAAAAGAAATTAAACAAATCTATGAGAAAGGAAAATCAAAACTGATAGTGAGTAGCGGAGGACTAAAACAATGTGGGCAGATTTTTTTTATTGGATAGCTATACTTAGCATTATACCAATGGGAGTACATACAATATATCAAACTTTTAAGGGTGAGTAGCGGAAGACTAGAAAACGTACAGGGATGGTCTCAGGCTCACGCGAAAGGGGAATAACAGGGTGTAGTGTCCTGCCCCAATCGTACAATTTTGGGGGATGTTTTTAATTCGGAAACCGGGATTTGAAATCACGATCATTCCGTCAAACATCCCCCGCCATACAGTTCTCCCGGTGTTTTGTTTGGTTGGCTCTGTTACGGTAATCCGAACGTCGAACATCGGGAGACTTTTTAGAGAGGTTAGGGCGAGAAAAAGTGACCAAACAAGCGTGGTTTTCAAATTATAAATTCTCCGATGGTAAAGTTAAATCTACTTTTGTCTTAGCCTCTTCAAAGAAACACGCCCGATATAAATTAAGGGAAAAATATCCTACAGCTACATTTTTTAATCCCTATATCCCTTGGAAATTTGAATTTCCCAAGATTAAAAACTATCGACAATGGCACAGGAGAGCTTTTCCTCAACTTCATTGGATGGATAAAGTTCCTTTAGGTATGTTTGGGTTAAAAATTTGTAGTAAAAATCTTCGTACAGAGAAGATATTTTTTTATACCTCACTGGAAGAGTTGATAAATAAAAATCCACAATTATTGCAATTAGACTCAAGATTTAAAAGAGGTTTTTATCCTTCTAGGGCATACCTAATTACAAACTTTTTGAAGTTATGGGTTCCCAGTAAATAAATGTATTACAGAAAAGTAATCAAGATCAAAGCTGAAGATTCTCCCAACGTAAGGTATGCTGAAGCAGAACTTAAAGTAGGAAAGAAAGTCAGTCATAAAATTCTGGTTCCCGGTGTACTCAGTTACCAAGATTACATGATGCAGAGGGAAACTTATGATGAGATTATGCAATGTGTAGGACTGGATGCGGAATGGTATGTTGGACCGGGACTGTTATTGTATCCCCCAACTTGGCTTGATAATGCCGCGAAGGTGGGGGATAAGCTAAACCCAAATCGAAGACCAACTCATTTAGGAATCGATCCTGCTGAGGGGGGAGATAATACCTGTATTGCTGCTGCTGACCGTTTAGGATTGATTGAATTGGTTAGTAGAAAGACCCCCAATACAAACGATATATTTGGTATGTGTATGGAGTATATTACTAAATGGGGTCTTGATGGTCGAAATATTTATTTTGATACCGGGGGTGGGGGTAAACAACATGCAGATAGATTGAGGGCTAATGGACATAATGTTCGGGCAGTCCATTTTGGCGAGTCTGTTAAAATGGAAAAAACAACGGCGATGAAGACTCTTGTAGATCGTAAGGAGCATGCTGAGGAAAGTTATATTTACAAAAATCGTAGGGCGGAAATGTGTGGATTACTTTCTCGGGCAATTGACCCCAAAGCTGAAATCAGTGAAAATAATAAAGAAATAAATAGTCAAGTGTTTGGACTACCTAAAGAGTTGTTGGATAAACAAACAAAAGGAAAGAAATCTCTTAGATACCAATTGTCTAAAATCCCGAAATTATATGATGGGGAGGGAAGATTGATATTACCCCCAAAATCAAATCCTAATCCCAACAGTGAAAATAAACCCAGAGTGAAAACTTTAATAGAAAGAATAGGACATAGCCCAGATGAGATGGATGCCGTAGTATTGGTTGTCTATGGAATTCGAGGTAAGAAACGAAATCTGAGTAATATCGGAGTGATGAGGGTGTGATAAAAATTAACCTTTTCTTTCTTATCGAAATTTAGTAAAGTTATTTCTATGTCTGATACTTATTTTCCCAGCAGAGCCAATCGCGAAAAACAATACACTCCTGATGCGATGGAACGATACAGGGAAGTAGATCGGTTGGAAGGTATTGTAAGTAGTAGTGTTGCATTACAGCCTACTCAATCTTTACCGGGAAGTCCGATGAAAATTGTTATTCTCGCTCGTAGGTATGAGTATGGGGGGATTAGATTTGCAGAGGGTCTTTGTTTAGATGAGGATTACAATGACAGAGATTAACGAACAGGAAGAATCTGAGTATTTCCCCTTTCAAGTTCAAGAAGAGAAAAAAGATATTTGGCAGAAACTACAAGAGAAGATGAATCGTAATGCTGAATATCATGCAGCAGAGATTAGATTTTTGGAATCCATAGAAGACAACGCAGACGAGCTACCCGGATGGCGGAAAGCAATGAGACGACTTGGAAGAACTTTATAAGGAACAGTCATGGATAAAAAAACCAATGGGAATGTCAGCGATAAAGAATTCCAAGAGATCGTTGCCAATATGAGAAAGGGATTTACCGATTTAGGGGTTGTACTTAACGAGTCTACGAGAAGTCAAAATGAATTATTGGAAGGTATCCTTGATCCGAGAAGGGATATTGACGATGAATGTGGTTATCCCAAAACCCATGAAATTAGAGTAGACGATTACAGCAGGCTTTATAACCGGGAAGCAATCGCAAATAGGGTTGTAGAAGTATTACCTAAAGAGAGTTGGCAGATCAACCCTGAAGTATTTGAATCGGAAGAAGTAGAAGATGTAACAGAATTTGAATTGGCTTTCGAGAATCTTTCAAAGGGGATTAAGGGACCAAGTTGGTTTAAGGATGTTGAAGGTAATCAGATTTGGGAATTTCTGTTACGGATAGATATTCTAAGTGGGATCGGGGATTATGGGATATTGTTGTTGGGCATCAGTGATAATAAGGCTATGCAAGAGCCTGTAGTTCCCAGCGAAAATAATAAATTGATTTTCTTACGACCTTTAGACAGATCGAAAGTCGATATTATCGATATAGAACACGACGAAACAAATCCCAGATTCGGGCAACCTCTAAGATACAATGTGGGGTTTACAGATTCTGATAGTTTGGGTTTATCCCGCACTCAAGAAACTATTAAGGAAAGTGAAGTTCATTGGTCAAGGGTTATTCATGTTGCCGATAATTTAATGAATGATGAGATATTCGGTGTTCCCCGGTTAAGACCAGTCTACAACAGAATCTATGACCTAAGAAAAATTTATGGTGCAGATGGGGAAACGTATTGGAGAAATGCGGTCTTAAAATTATTCGTCGAAACAATTCCTCAATTAGGAGCGAATGTAGAATTATCGTCTACGCAATCAGAGGATATGCGAGATGCGATGGAAAATATGATGAACGGATTGCAGCAATGGATGTTTCTAAACGGAATGAATGTTAAATCTATTGCCCCTGCTGTAAGCGATCCTACTGCTCATGTTAATGTTCATCTTGAAGCTATCTGTATCAAGTTGGGAATTCCTAAGCGTAAATTTGTGGGTAGCGAACGTGGTGAACTATCTTCTGCCCAAGATGAATTAGATTGGAATAAGAGATTAAGCCTTAGACAAAACGATTACATCACTCCTCATATTATTGTTCCTTTCACCGATAGACTAATTGAGATTAAAGTTTTACCGGAACCCGCTGAAGGTTATTTTGTAAAATGGCCCGATCTGAATACTCTTACCAACGACGAAAAAGCAACAGTAGGTCTCAAGAAGACGGAAGCCCTTACTAAGTATGTTGCGGGTGGGGGAAATGCTATAGTTGCCCCGGCGGATTATCTTACAAGATTCTTAGATTTCTCTCAGGAAGAGGCTGAGGCAATGTTGGAAGCAACTATGGATAAACTGGCTGAAGAAACGGAAGAGGCGAACGATAATATCGCAGCAGGATTAAACCCGGATGGAACGACTATAATAGAAGAACCAGAAAAAGAAGTAACCCTAACATAAGGAGCAGAAATGGAAAAAACAAAAGAACTTACTAAACGATTTGAAGCAATCAATGATGCAGCAGAAAAAGGAATTTGGAATTTACTTTATGGAATTCCCGAACGAGTTTACTCACCAAATTGTAGATGTTATTTAATTCCTAATAAAGACAAATTAAGGCGAAAACATAATGACGATTGAAAGAGTGTTTAGCATGATCCTTGCGGTTATAGGAGGAGGAATTTTAATTCCACTAGTTATTGTTTTGTTGGCGGATACAGAGACAACCCCAGAAGATATAACTCAAGAATCAAGACTTTTTGGGGTTTCCCTGCTTATGTTTGCTTCAGCAATTTACCTCAAGATAGATTCCAAAAAAGAGGAGTAACCCAATGGCGACCAAGCATTTTTGTGATAGGTGTAAGAAAGAGAAAACTCAGAAAGAATTAAATCAGTTACGATTGATTGAATTTTCTCGCGTTGAAGATTTATGTGAATCAGGGGGGCAACGAATTCTATATCCTAATTGCGATGATTGTCCTACAGATATTTGTCATTCTTGTATCTCGGAAATTATTGCTCATTTTCAAGCATTCGTTGGAGGGTTTAAGCCAGTACCAGAATGGAAAAGAAAAATGGAATTGGCTAAACCAAAAACCGTAGAATTAACTGAACCAGTTTAATGCCCGTAACCTGTAGAAAAATCGGTAACAAGTTCCGCATATTTGGTCCTAACGGTAAGATCGAAAAGACCAAAAAGGGGAATGCTGTAGATGGTGGGGGACATTCTACGGGTAAGGCTTGCGGGTTACAGGCGAGAGCAATCAATGCTAATGTAGAGAATGCTAAACATATTAGACGTACGAGGATCGTACCTAGCAATCCCTTGCTGGCTGATCCTACGAGAACCAAGACTTTACGGGATAAATTTACAAGGGAAATTACCAAGAGATTCCGAGGGATCAAAAGTGCAGTCTTAAAACTTCTTGTAGTTGAAGATGCTTTTGGCCTGAAGAGAGAAAACCAAACTAGAAACGAGGAGATAGAAAATGCCAACGATAACGGAAAAAGAATTCCAATCGATAGACGGTTTAATTCAGTTCGCTCAAAATCTGGGAGATATGTCAGCAGCGAGAATGATACAAATAATCCCAATGGCAATAGAGAAAGAGGGTTACGAAATACTACAACTGAAAGTCGCAATGGTCTCGGTGGCATTAGAGGTATTACTATCAACCAAAGATTCGCCTTCCAATCCGATTCAGACAAAATAGAATCTTTCCGTAAGTGGTTACAGACTCAATTTAGTCTTATTGTTCCTCTTGCTGCTGGAGAGAATTTAGAGAATCAATTCTTCACCCAATTTGTAGAGGAAGGATTTAGGAAAGGGGCAGGCAGGGCTTTCGACGATACAAACAGGGCAAGAAGGGTTTTAGCAACTACTCCAGAAGAGTTGTCTTTCTTCGGAGGAACAAAAGAAGAATTCCTAAGACAAAGTTTCGGACAACCCGAAACAATAGAAAAAATAAAACTCCTAACGAGTAGAGTGTTTACCGAACTCAAGGGAGTGACAGAAGCAATGGCTCAATCTCTGACTAGGGAACTGGCTCAAGGATTGGCAAGAGGGGAGAACCCATTAACGATAGCCAGAGAGATCAATAAGAATATCGAGAAGATCGGGATAAGACGGGCAAGAGTAATTGCTAGAACAGAAATTATTCGCAGCCATGCAGAAGGACAATTAGATGCCTTGGAAGCAATGGGAGTTGAAGAAGTTGGGGTTGCTGTTGAATGGAGTACAGCAGGTGATGATCGTGTATGTCCTCTATGTCAACCTTTAGATGGAGTTGTGATGCCAATTAAAGAGGCGAGAGGGATTATCCCAAGGCATCCTTTGTGTAGGTGTTCCTTCGTACCAGAGAACGTAGGCGAGAGTAAGAAGGGACAAAAAAGAAGCAAGACACAAGTTAAAGGGGCTTTCGATAAATCCATCAAAGCAGAGATTCCCAAAAAGTCGAGTAGGACAATTGCTCAACAGAAAAAATTGAGTAAGTGGGAAGGGGCAGATACAAAGATTGCGAAAGAAAGACCTGTTAGTATTCTAGGAACTCCTAAAGAAAAATTATTGCCTAAACCTCCCCCAGCGATTGTTGAAGCTCCAGCACCCCCAGTAAAAGGATTTCCAAGACCAGTCAAACCTAGAGAAGTAACCCCTAAACGGAAACCTAGACCAACCCCAAAAGTCAAAAAGCCAATTACAAAACCTAAGCCTCCGACAAAAATAACAGAACCCATTAAACCCAAAAAACCAACTGGACCCCCAAGTCAAATATCATTTTCGGGGCAACAGACAAAAGAGGCTCAAGAGGTTTGGGATAAAATTGGTGGGGGAATAAAAACAGAATCTCAAGCGAGAAATGTGGGTTCCATTCTTAGAAAAAGAGTACAAAATAATCCAGCATTAAAAAAATTGGAATCAGAAGCCAAAGAAATAACTAAAGAATTGAAACAATTGAAATCCAAAATTTTTAATAAACCAGCAGCTAGCACCAAAGATAAAGACCGATGGTCAGAATTGTTGACTAAAAGAAGAGACCTCAAACCCAAATTATCCAGAGCTAAAACGAATGCCGTCACTGAAGAATTGAATAAAGTAAGGGATTTCGGTAAAGTAAAATTGGACTTAAAGGGGGTAAAGGAATTTGAGTCTACAATACAAGATGCCTCTAAGAATCTACCTACGGATTGGTTGAATAATATAAAAGACAAGACTTCAATCAAACTGGAAAAAAGTAAGCGTGGTTTTTTCAACGATGGTATTACAGGTAAAGTAAAACAACAAACTTCATTGGCAATCAGATCGTCAAAAGATATAGGGGTGGCTGCCCACGAATTAACTCATGCAGCAGAACAGGCTACAAAACTAGCGGCTAAAAAAGGTGCTACCAGCATGGGAGATTTACAAAAACAATTTGTAAAAAGGAGAGCTAAAGGAGAAACCAAATCATCAATATACAAAGGCAGTAAAGAACTCGGATTCAAAAATGAATTCAAGGAGCACTACATGGGAAAGATAATTGAACATGGAGATCATGCTGAAGTTCTTTCGTTAGCTGTAGAAGATTTGTTTCATGGAAGAGAACTTCTTGACAATGAAACAATGGATTTTGCATTAGGTTTATTGGCTGGATTTTAATATGTATGCTCTCAAAATCAGAATCAATAATTTAATCTGGAATGTTCAATGGAATGAAGGAATTATTACGGGCGACGATGAGGTTGTTGGAACTTTGGGAATAGAAACTAAGAATAGTATTATTGGTCCTGTAGGTGGTCCGATGAAGAGAAACCAAGAAATAATGCAGGATGGTACAGCATATTATTTATTAGCCAAGCAAATTTTCGGGAGTAAAAACGTAAGAATTGTACGGGGGTCATTACCTGAACTATCCCCAGTTCCAGAAAACACAGCCCCTTAGATACTAAGATTGCGAAGAAACGACCAAAAGATATTCTTAATTGAGGGAGGTAACAATGCCATTTCGGGTAAGACTGTTAGTTGCAATTTATATTTTTCCTTTTGTAACTTTAGGTTGGTTTCATGGTTGCGAACTCTGCGGGATAGAAAATAAGTATTCAATACTTTTCATCTCTCTTTGTTTCGGGTTTGCTTCAACTTTCTCTGTCACCCAACTATTAAAAAATGCAATCCCAGAACCCCCAAAGGAGTAACAATGTTTCGTAGATCGTTTTTAGGGTTGGGAATTCTCCAAGCTATAGGGACTATTTTGGGAATACGAATTCCTTATAATCTGGAATCTCCCATCACTCAATACAGAGTTAGTTGTGTTAATAAATTACCCGATGATCAAATTAAACATTTTTTCAAACAACAAGAATTTGTCCATTGGTTTGTGGGATGTATTGAACCCTATAAATTAGTTGCTATCGCAGTTCAGCCTGTTCCTAATTCTACAAAATGGGAAGTTACCGAGACTTTTAGACGAATTGAATCTCCTAATCCTTATGGTAAAAATCGAATATGAACTTATTCACCCCCACAGAAAGACGAATCCTAGCCTTACTTGGTGATGGAGAACCGCATGGTAAGAAAGAGATTATGGATAGATGTTTTGACGATGATCTAGTTAATGAAGATGCTCTACGAAATGCTATTCATAGATTAAAGAAGAAATTGAAAGAGCATCGCAATGAAGAGATAGTTGCCGTTAGACGTTACAGAGCAACATATTATCAACATTTCCGAAAAATATCCGCTGCTGATTAGCGGTATTACTTATAGAATAATCTTTATAAACTCTCTATTTACGAACTGCTCCGAACTTACGAATAATAGGAGCATGTTAATCCATGAGATTGAACTTGAACGAATTGCGTTTAACTTTTCAGGGAACACCCAAAGAAAGAAGTTAAACGGTAAAGAATATATCGTAGCCCCGATGTCGCTGATTGTGCCGGGAGTGCTTAACGGTAGTAAGGGGTCGCTGTATTATCCCTTGGATGAAATCAAAAAGAGTCGTAGTGCTTGGAATCATATTCCCATCGTCCTAGACCATCCAACCCATAACGGTATGGCAATCAGTGCAAGAACCCCCGAAATTTTAGAGAGACAAAGTTTAGGAGTTATCTTAAACGCTACGGTTGAAGGTGGTTTAACTGCTGAAGGATGGTTCGACATAGAAAAAACAAGACAAGTCTCTCCAGAGATTCTTAATCGTTTGGAAACTGGTCAGAAAATCGAACTCTCTACGGGGTTAGGTGGGGATGAGGAACAAACAGAAGGAACGACCAACAGCGGTCACAGCTATCGTGCTATCTATCGTAACTATCGCCCTGATCATCTGGCGGTTTTTGTGGACAAGGTAGGAGCCTGTTCTATTAACGATGGCTGTGGAGTAAACAATGATGAAGGTGTTGAAAATGGAGGAACCCTAGTTGGTGAAACAGTTATGCCTGTAGGATTTTCCGAAATCGATGGGCATATTCACCAAATAAAAGTTAATACAGATGGATTTGGAATTGCTGAGGAAACTAATGGGCATGAACACAAGATTAAGAATTTCAAAGTCCTTCCTTCTCGCGGGCATACTCATATATTAGTTCAAGAAAAATTGGAACCTCCAAGGATTATAACCCGTCAATCTGGCCATGAAAAAACAGAAACCACTAATAAGGAAACTGATATGAATAAAAAAGAATTAGTAACTGATCTTATCGAGAATTGTTCCTGTTGGAATGAAGACGATTCGGATTCTCTTAACGAATTTTCGGTAGAGAAACTGAAGACTCTCAACAAAGCAGCGAAGCAATCCAAAACCGACTCGGAAACTTTAGCTGAGAATGAAACAACTCTCGCTGAGAATAAAGAGAAGATTGAGGAGCAGGAACTTGTAATCAACGAAGTTAAATCCAAGTTAGACCCCAAAAAAGAAGAAGACGAAAAACCAACCGAGAATGAAGAGAAAACAGAAATGAAATTTGAAGATTTTCCCACGGACGTTCAAAATGATCTGAAACATTATCGCTCTTTAAGGGAACGAGACAAACAACAGCTTATTGATCGTCTTACGGAAAACCTGAAAGATGAAGATAAGGAATCGATGGTTGAAAATCTGAAAGGTAAAGAAATTGAAGACCTTCAACCATTACTTAAACTTTTGCCAGAAGAAAAACGGGAAATTGAATCAGAAGTTTACAACTATTCTGGTATGGGTCATGTCTCTTCGGAAGTTGAAAATACAGTTCTCGCTCCCGCAGGCGGGGGAATCGGCCTGCCAAGCTGGGATTACTAATAAATTTAAGATCACAAACATTTCAAATTATATTGAGATAATGCCATGACAAATCGAGAAATAATTCCAAAATCTAAAACCACAACCACTATGAGAAATGGATTTTTTCCAAAAGATCATATCAATAAGATTGGTAAGCCTTGTCCTTTTGATCCTAGATATAAATTGGAAGATTTACATTGGGAAAGATTATTGGATGAGGAGAGTTGGAATAGTGGAGAAGGAAGTGGTTATCGTTGGAAGATTATTTCAAAATATGAATTGATAGAAAGTTAATCTTACAGAAATGGAATTCCTTTCAGGAATAAATTAGTAAAACATTTCAAATATAACCTTTTAGATTGAGGTAATACCATGACAGATCGATTTGGAGTAATTGTTGTTAGCTCCGACGAGAGCGTTCATACCAGAATCGAGGAAGTTACCGTTGTTGGTACTCCTAAACCCGGTACTGTTTTAAGCACTTTAGCAGCTACGGAACCCGTTAATGCTAAATTTAGTTATGAACCGTGGAACGATTCTGCTGATGGGGTTCAAAACGAAGTTGCAATTTTGTTAGAGGATGAACAGCAAGGTAAATTAGTTACCGATGCCTACGTTACCGGAACTCAGGGTAGAGTTTACTTCCCTAAGATGGGAGACATTCTACAAATGCTTGTAGCTAATATCTCAGGTACAGGAGATGCTTTTGCTATCGGAGATAAGATGATTATCGAGGATGGTACTGGAAAACTTATTGCCACAACGGGAACTCCAGAAATGGAACCGTTCAAAATTATCGAAACTGTAGCAGTAGCTTTGGCTGTAGATACTCTCGTTCTTTGCCGTTACACCGGAAATTAAAAATAATTCAACCCATACAAATTCAATCCTAAATAAAGGAAATTTGAAATGTTTACTCTTGAATCTTTTGTTAGAAATGAGCGAACTCCTGAAGGAACCGCTTTGCAATATCTTAGCAGCGAGATCATTGATAATATCGGAAGAGAAGACCCCGGCTTAGACCGACCTTACCGAGATGATAAAGGAAAAGTCTGGGTTGATGTTACTGTAGATTATGAACAAGTAAAAGATAAGGATGGTGAATTTGTTCGTAATACCAATGGAGAGATTCGAACGGTACCCGTTACCCAACCTCAATTAGTTAGAGAAAGAAGAGATAAAGATTTGCCTGTAATTAACATTACAGATAATGCTACAGTTTTGAGAAAAGACCAATGGATCACTTTGGATAGGATCGTTAAAGAGACTGCTCGTAAGAGGATGAGAGCTTGGTCTGATCTTAGAGCATCCAATACTTTATCGCTTGATGGAATGTCTACTACGATTTTGGAATGGGAAAAACTAACGGATGTTGGTGAAGCTATTGTAGATATGGATGCTTTGAGCGAAGGTAACAGAAATGCTGCTCCTCAATTCAAACTGCAAGGTTTGCCTCTGCCGATTACCCATGCTGACTTTTGGCTTTCTAAACGGTTTTTAGCTGCTAGTAGAAAGGGTGGAGGAGCGTTTGGTTCCGATAGAATTCGTGCTGCACAAGCTGCGAGAAGAATCGGAGAGACCATTGAACAGACTTTAATTGGTACTCAGGCTGGTATTATCTATGGTGACGATAACAGTTATGTGGATTCTACTCCTCAAGTTACTGGTTATACCAACCACGCTGATAGATTAACTTCTACAGGTAATACTGCTCCAGATGGAACTAACGGAACTACAATTCTTACGGAATGGCTTGCCCAAAGAGAAGTTCTAACTGCTCAAAACTTCTTCGGTCCTTATGTAGTCTATGTCTCTACGAACTGGGATCAGTTCTTAGATAACGAATTCAAGACCGAAGTGTCTGGAACTTTACGAGAACGATTGTTGTCGATTGAAGACGTTACCACAATCCGTAGACTCGATTATCTCACAACCGATAATACAGTTCTTTGGGTTCAGCATGGCGAACTGATTGAAGCTGTAAATGGTATGGAGATTACTACAGTTCAATGGATGTCCAAAGGTGGAATGCAATTGAACTTTAAGGTCATGGGAATTCAGGTTCCCAGACTAATGAGTGTTCCGGTTAATACAGGAACGACAGGACCAGCAACTACAGGAACTGCTGATAAACTTCCTGTTCTCCAAGCAACTGTTTAGTCTAAACCCCCTAATCTTTTTTCGAGAGATAATATAATGCGATTCAAATTAAACAGCGGGTCTCATCACGATAAAAACGCAAAACTCGTTAATCCAGATGGGACATTTTCCCCCTGCCCCTCTTGTGGATTTGATGTAGGGGATATTATCGAGACCGAAAAAGATTTGAATGAATTAAATGGTCTAAACAGACCACCCAGATTCGAAGAAATAAAATAATCTAAACCCCCTCTTTACCAAAGGAAGATAATACTATGACAGCAACTGCAACAAAAGAAAAACCCACTAAAACCAAAAGACGATTCCGATTAAAGCGGGGAGGTCATGTAGACCCCAACGCCAGTCTAATCGATTCGAGTGGAAACACTATCAAGATGGGTGTGAGGATTGAGGGTAGGTTACAACCCAATAAGAAAATCAATGGTGGTAGAGGATTTGAACCCGGTGATGCTATTGAGACTGAAAAAGATTTGGTTGCGATGTTTGGGAAAGAGAAGTTTGAAGAGATCGATTCCCAAGGGGTTACAGTAAAACCCAAACATGCAATCAATCCTAGAAAATTCTTGGATCATATGGGAATCGACGATCTTAGAAGCCTAGCTGAATCAGAAGAAATTGACGTTTCGGGACTGGATAAAGAGTCCGAGATTAAACAGAGGATCGTAAACGTAATGGGGTAATTGTTATGTCTCGTGCAGGTGAAGACGATGTACGGGCAATTATCCAAAACGATACGACGATTCCCCTTGCCTCGTTTATAAATGCAGCTAGTAGTTTAGTAGATCATGTAAATACGCAGGATACTGAGGGTTTACTGACTACTAATGCTTTGAAAAACATCGAAGCCTATCTAGCTGCCCATTTCTACGCATTAAAAGATCAACAGTATTCCGAGAAGAAAACTGGAGATGCTAGTGCCAAGTTCCAAGTAGGTAAAGCCGGGGAAGGTCCGTTAGAACAAAACGATTGGGGAAGAACTGCAATGTTATTGGACATTACAGGAACACTCTCAAAATTAAACGATCAAGCTAAGAAAGGTGGTAGCACTCCCCAAATGGTATGGTTAGGAAAACCCCCTTCAACTCAAATCGATTATGTAGATCGGGATTAAATGCCTAATCCTGAAGTAAGTGACCTACATCAAAAAGCTGTTTATTGGGCATCCTCGGGGGGATTTGATAATCAGGGAGAACCAACAGTAACAGCAAACAACATTGAGATAAATACAAGATGGGAAATCAAGCAAGGAGAATTTACAGATTCAAGAAACAATGTAGTAGCCTTTGATGAGATCGCTTTTGTAGATCGGGTTATTGTCATCGGTTCTATATTGAGACTTGGGGCATTGGCAGATTTACCTAGTCCTTTGGACACTCTAAGAAAAGTTGTTTCCTATTCCGAAATCCCAGATGTAAAAAACAGAGTTTCAAGAAGATTTGTAAGACTAATTAAACGATCCGATAGACTATCAACAACAGCCTAGAAAGATTCCGATGGATTTTCTTTTAGCTCAAGAAGCCTTAGAGATTCCTCTTAGAGCAGAGTTGGCACTTTGGGCTTTAACAACTCTTATCGGGGCTGCTGTTGTATTTCTCTATGGGATTAAGGGGCAAACAAAAGACCTTTGGGAAGTTCATTTAGGGGCTAATGCTAGAGATGCAGATGGTGCTCCTAAGTGGTACACAAAACAATCGTTTGAAGATCAAGTAGAAAAATTAGCTGGAGCAGTTATAGGATTAGAGAAAGCTCTAAGTGTAATGGCGGCAAATCAAAAGGCAATGCAGGACCAAGCAAAACGCAACCACAACGACCAAATGAAAACATTAGAGGAGTTAAAACAATGAAACGATCATTAAGATTTTCTCTGCTGTTAGTTCTCTTTCTCTCAGGAATAGTAAAGGGACAAACTTGGGATTGGAGTGAACCTAAAGAGCATCATAAATCGATTGTAATTGTTAGATCGTCTGAAAGAAATACAGAAAATTCTGGTGGGGCTTTTGGAAGTGGAGTTTATATCCAATACAAAAATATGTTTGGAGTTTTAACAGCAAGACATACTCTGAGAAATAGATATACCAGAATCACTGATCATCTAGGTCATATTACTAATGCTTGTCAATCAGTAATTAAGGATACTCCCCAAAACGATTTAGCTTTTATCAAATACTACAACAAGAATTTAACCCCTCTCGAAATAGCAGAAAACAAACCTACGTTAGATAAAAAATATGAGTTCGTAGGTTGGGGTGGTCCGGGCGTGGGGGAGAGAAATCAAACAAATTCCCTAAGACATTTTTGGTCTGTTTGTAAAAGCAGCAAAGTAAGAAATAGAAATGAGTTTACTGGAAGTGTAACTCTGGGGGATAGTGGAGGTCCAGTATTAACTGAAGATCATAAAGTTGCGGGAATTATTTTAGAGGGTTGGGGAAATCTTCAAAGGAACAATTGGCCTTACTCTAAAGATTCTCAAACGTGTTACTACTCAACGATGGTTGCATTTCTTGATAGCCTAGCTCCTCAGAAAGTTATGCAGGGTTATGGATGACAACCTGCAAGAATGACGGGTAGGTCTGCCCCTCGATTAAGAAACAGAATCTCGAATTTCTTTTATCCTCCCCCCGTACGCAGGCGGGTAATCCCTCAACCCCTAATTCCAAATCCTTTTGTTCCTCCAACGATTATTGATGTAGCCCCTCCTGTTCCAATTGATTATGAAAAATTAGCCTCGATGCTTATGGAGAGAATGAGAGACGATCCTAACTTTATAATCTCTGGTCAGTTAAGAGATTACATAAACCAAAAACTTTTAGAGATTTCAAAACAGCAAGGACCAAAGGGAGACAAAGGCGATCAAGGAATTAAAGGTCAGGTAGATATTATTATCCAACAGAAAGACCCCACTACAGGGGAAATCAAGGAGTTATACAGACTTGAAAACGTTCAAGCTGGCTCAAAAATAGAAGTTCCGGTTGAAACTTATCCGAAACCCAAAGTGGGTAAATCGAATGAATGACAATGCGGAAATCACAATCACTTTAGAAGAAGGAGAAACCCCTATGGCCGCAGTACCTGCTTGGATGGATCTTGTTATGAAAACAGGATCGGAAAGTTATCAAGCGTTGATGACTGATATCCAACACAACGGAGCCGCAAGTCACGCAATTTTGAGATTTGGTGCGGATACCAAATTTAATGAACTCGGAACTCTTGAGAGTCGGGCTAATAGTGGAGTAATGGCTACTCCTATTGCTAGTCCTACAACTCAGGTTTAACCAATGACAGAGCAACCCCCAAAAGACCAATCATTAGAATTCGTTTCTAAGTTCCATGACCAAATTCGATCTCATATCGAAAGGAACCACAATGTTAGAATCGCAGCCGTCAGCGGAAACCATACCGAACTCAACAGACTCCTCTCCGAAAGAAGAGGAGAATTGGAAAGACTCTTCACAAGAGAAACAGTTCAACGATCTGGAGAAAGTTCAGATAGCTCAGGAACTAACAGCACTGGAGATACTTAGGAATGGTACAAAGCTGGAAGATGTTCAATCCCGTGCTTGGATGCAAGATAATCATGCCCGTCTTTATGGATCAGACTCGAAAGGAGCATTATTAGATTTACAATCTGAGGAGGAGAAAATGGGTGGAATTCAACTTGGGAATAACACAACCACCAATCATTATGCCGCTCCTATTTCTTCTCCAGTCTCTCCCGAGATTAAGAAAACATTTGGAACCTTGAAGAAAGCAGTTTTGGTCACTGCGGGGGTTTTGATGGGGGGAGGGGCGTTTGCCCTTCCCTCTATCATTAACCTTTTTGGCGAAGACAAAGACCCAATAACGAAAACCATAGAAGGAACCTCGGAAGGGTTAAGAGTTTTACAACCGAAAGTTACAGGACCGGAATAAAGTTATGGATATTGCAAAGTTAAGGGCAGAAGTTGTAGGTGATCCAATACTTCGCACTTATATCAATATGAGTGATGAGGAAGTTGTTGATTCACTCACTAATGTAATAGATCGAATAATCAATCGAACTTCAATCAGTCCGAGAGAAATGCAAGCTGCTGTTGTTGGGGATGAATTCGACGCATTATCTGCCGGTAAGCAACGTGCATGGATAGCAATCTTGTCGGATTCAATAGACCCAAACAACGCCAATACTGTGAGTCAAATCGCCGCAATTTGGGCAACAGGCATAGTAACTAGAAATAATCTTCTCGCCCTAAAAACAGAGACTGTAAGTCGTCTTGTTGAACTTGATCTGGGTAAAGTAAAAGTTGGTTATGTTCAACAAGCGAGGGCTTAATAATGCTTCCTAAATTTACAAAATATATTGTCGTAAACAACTCAGGACGAACCCTAACCTTCGATAACGGAGGGCGGTTGAATCTGAAAGTCACAGGATGGATTGTAGACACAAGTACGGGCAAAATTACATACACACAATTAACCGATGATGATATGAATTTCATTGCAACTAACACTTTAACAGACGGCTCGGAACAACTCGGTGACGAGATTGACAATTCAAGTAATCTGTTTCTGGGACACTTCGTTCAGCTTGAGGTCACACATGATGAAGGAACGCTTGCCAATGGCACGTTTGATATCTTTGTTGCTCAAGGTGATGCAACTGGGGAGTTGGCAACAGATGCTTCTGGTTATGCGAGTGCAGAGGCAAATAAAATCTTTACACTAGGATCATTGACTTGGGAGCCGAACGGTCTTGATGATGAAGTTATGCGATCAGATGTCTTGGAATTATAAATGATAGCTAGAACTGGACGAAAACCTACTTGGAAGACTGGCTTCGCTCGAAGTGCTGGAGAATCTGCTTCTCCAAGTTTATGGAAGGGTTTGGTTGGTGCTTGGGTTCCGTCGCTTGGTCCAACTGGTTTAACACTGCGAGATCAGAGTCTAAATAAAAATATCGCCGCTCTCACGAACATGGATGCAGCTACAGATTGGGTAGTTGGAGAAAAAGGCCACACCTTAAATTTCGCAGATGATGCAACGCAACATGTATTAGTCTCAGTGACATCCCTGAATACAATCTACGATCTGACTGTTGAGGACGCATATGGTATCTCTGCTTGGATACGACCAACTGCAACTCAAGGAGTTAATACAGGCATATTCACTGTCGCAGTTGACCATTATTTCATGGGAATGGAGACTTCAAATAAAGTCAGGACGTGGAGAGCTAAATCTGGTTTTGCATTCGCAGAATCAGCTACCGTACTTATAAACAATCGATGGTATCATGTGGCGGGAACCTACGATGGTGTTACACTGAGGGTGTATATTGACGGCATAGAGGATGGTTCTACATCGGCAGCAGGTCCGATAGATGCCCCTGCTGCTGGCGGTGGTAGCGAAGGTGTTTTTATAGGGAGATATTTTACCAGCAACACATTTGAGGGGGATATTGCTGAAGTATTACTATACAATAAGCCCATATCTCCAAATCATGTAAAACAACTATTTACTCTTGGCCCCGGTGGAATCTTCACGCGAAGACGACAAATATTCTTTTCTATAGATCAAATCACAGCAGCGATCACAGGCACAGCAACAGTCGGGATCGTAGAATCGGATATTGTCGATGGCGGGAAAACAATAATTATTACCCTAACTGGGGATACATGGGTTGCATCGGGGGGAACTTTCGATGCCCAACGACAAGCGATTATCGACGGTCTCGATTCTGCCCAAGTCGAATCAACCGGATGGAATGCAGAAGTTCGAGATAAGCAGGGCGTTGACGGAGTAGTAAGGACAAGCGATGAGGTTGTAACAATAACTTTGGATGCCCAAGGGGCATATGACATTACAGCACAAGAAACAATTACTGTAACAGTTCCCGCGAGTGCCTTAGTTACCTCTTCTACTGAAGTTATAGGGTCACCAACTTTCACGGTAGCTACGGAAGTTACTGCGGGTCGAGCACAACTAATCTTCTTAACAGGAGAACCGGGATAATGGGTATTTCAGTATCAACGGGAGGCGGTGGAGCAACTACTGCTCTAAATAATCTCAAGAATGTAAATATCAATGTCTCTCCTCTTGAAATTCCAAGTATTAGATTAGTTGATAATGGAGCATTAAAAGTTAAAACTTTACCTTTAGAAAGACCTAGCATTTCATTTTCTGTAGATGATGATGCAGGGATGTTCTTAAATGTAGATGGAGATATGGTATTTGTAGCTGGGGAAGTAGAATGTCTAAAGGTCAAAGCTGGAGTTCCCGACTCTGAAAACTTTCTTGCTGTTGAACCATCTCCTTTAGGGGGAGCACCAACAATGTCTTCGGAAAGTTCTGGCCTGACTCCAGACACAAATGTTGATATAAACATTAACCCTTTAGGGGAAGGTAAATTAAATATATTTGGAAATACAGAAATTGAAGGTTCTTTAAGAGTTACGGACACGATCTTCGGAACGGGAACAGCAAATATAGAAGCCTCAGCATTGTTGGATTTAGTTTCTACAACAAGAGGTCTCTTACCACC